CAATCTTTCTCAGGCAATATAAATAACATTGCTAAAAAGGCAACTCTTGCTTTTGGTGCAGCCGCAGCTGCTATTGGTGTATTTGCTACAGCTGCTATTAAAAACGCTTTGGCTGATGAAGCTGCTCAGCGCAAGCTTGCAGAAACCCTAAGAGTCTCAACAGGCGCAACACTTGAGCAAACAAGAGCAGTAGAAGGTTGGATTTCTAAAACTTCTGTAGCTATTGGTGTTACTGATGATGAACTTCGTCCAAGCTTGGCGAGACTAGCCCGAAGCACAAATGACGTCACAGAAGCTCAAGACCTTTTAAACCTAGCGCTAGATATTTCAGCTGCTACTGGTAAGCCGCTAGAAACTGTTTCAAATGCTTTAGGTAAAGCTTATGACGGCAACGCCGCATCACTTGGACGCCTTGGTCTAGGACTTGACGCAAATATCCTTAAGTCAAAAGACACAGATGTAATTATGAACACGCTCAAAAGAACCTTTGGGACTTTTGCAGAAAATGAAGCTGAGACTACAGCTAAGAAATTTGAACGTATCCAAATTGCAACAGATGAAGCCAAAGAAGCTATTGGCGCTGCCTTGTTACCTATTGTTGAAAGACTAGCTACTTTTATATTAACTACCCTAGTGCCAAATATGAACGCCTTTATTGCCGGTTTGACTGGTGCTAAAAATGAGTCAGGAGCAGCCACCAGAGGAGCTTTTGGTTTTGGTGAAGAAGTTAAAAAGGTAGCTAAAATTGTTTATGATTTCAAAGAACTTTTAATAATTACAGCTGGTGTTCTTGGTAGTCTTTTTGTGGTAAGCAAAATTGCCGCTGGTGTTACAGCTACCATTGCTTTAATTAAAAGCCTTATAGTTGCTTACAATGCGTTGAAGTCATCATCTATTGTTGCCGGTGTTGCTTCTGCCTTTGCGCTCAACCCTTTACTTGGTGTAGGAGCTGTAGCCTTAGCAGCCGGTGTTTTATCAGCTGCAAATGCTCTTGCTAATAGCTCAAATGTTTCTACTGACTTTGATGCTGTTGTTACAGGTGGATTAAACCCAATACAATCTGGTAGTTATCTTAACGGTGGAAAAACGTCTGGGGGTAGTTTTACTCCTAATTTCCCTACTGGCGGCGGCGCTCCTACTGGCGGTAGTAGTGGTGGTGGTTCACTATTTACACCACAAGCTGCAACTAGCTTAAATGATTTAGTAGGCAAGCTTACAACTCTTAATGAGAATATCGGAGAGACCTTATTCCAAGTAGAAAGCGGCGGCATAAGCAAGAAAGCCGGAGCAGCAAAACTAGCTGAGTACCAAGCTCAAATAGCTGTTCTAGAGCGTCAAGCTAAATCAGTAGGAGCTTTTGCTACTCCTGCCCCTATGGGTACTACAGACGCGGCTAGCCGCTCTGGTCAAGCTTATGCAGCTGGTCTTACTGTTAACTTTAACGGCATTGTAGGAGACCCAGAAGGTACTGTCCGACTTCTATCAGAAGTGGTAACAGACTCAGCGGCTCGCGGTGGAGCAGGTACAGTATTTAACTTTAGTAAGGATAGATAGTGTCAGCGTGGACGCCTGAGTGGAAAGTAACTATAAACGGTACGTCTACTTATGCTAGCCTGACTTTAACCAACCTGACTATTACATCAGGAAGAACCGACATTTATTCTCAGCCTTCCGCTGGTTACTGCTCAGTAACTATTGTCAATACAAATAACGCTGCAATCACACTAGACATAAATGATGATGTACTGATACAGGTCAAAGACAGTTCTGGAAGCTTTGTAAACCTATTTGGCGGCACTATTACAGATTTAGATATAAGCGTAGATAAATCAGGCGCAAATGGCATTGTAGAGTTTATTAGCATTAAAGCCTTGGGAGCTCTAGCTAAACTAACTAAAGTCTTGACTGATGGGGTTTTATCAAAGGACCATGACGGGGACCAGATTTACTCAATTCTTGAGCCTTTGCTTTTTAATACTTGGGGTAGTACACCACCAGCTCTTACATGGGCTAGCTACACAGCTACAACCACATGGGCTAATGCTGAAAACTCAGGTATAGGAGAGATTGACAGACCCGGAGACTATCAGCTCGCAGCTCGCTCTAGTAGCCCTACAACAGCTTATGACCTGATTTCAGACCTTGCTAGGTCAGGATTGGGAACAATTGGTGAAGATTCATCAGGACGTATTTTCTATGCTGATGCGACACACCGGGGGCAATACCTAGCGGCTAATGGTTATGTAGAACTTAACGGGCATCATGCTATTGGCTCTGGTCTTAAAATTGCTAAGCGCTCCGGTGATGTACGTAACTCAGTCAAGATTACCTATAAGAACGACCAGAAAACATCAGCTACAGACCCAGCTTCTATTGCTATTTATGGTGAGCTTGGACAAAACATTACAACCAGTTTAGAGCTTTTAGCTGACGCCAATACTCAAGCTGCCTTCTATTTAGCTTTGCGAGCTTACCCAGAGTTTATGTTTAGGTCTATTACTTTTCCGCTAGCTTCTAGCGAGATTGACAATTCAGATAGAGACGCTTTACTTAATGTATTTATGGGCTTGCCTTTAGATATATCAAATCTACCTTCTAATATGCTTCCGGCTGGTTTCCAAGGCTTTGTAGAAGGTTGGACTTTCTCAGCTTCTAAAGGCGCTTTAAGCCTTACTCTTAATCTTTCACCTACAGCTTATAGCCTACAAGCTTTTAAGTGGATGGACGTACCAATTACCGAACAATGGCAGACAATTAGTCCTACTTTGGACTGGTTAAACGCTATACTAGTTTCTTGATAAGGAGCACATAATGGCTAACCCAACCACCAATTACTCTTTTGCCATGCCTACAAATACAGACTTGGTAAAAGATTTACCAGCTGACTTTGAGGTCTTTGGTCAAGCTGTAGACACTCAAATGAAAACCAACGCTGACTTGGTTATCCCTAAAACAATTGTAGATGCTAAAGGCGATTTAATTGCTGGAACTGCATCCGATACAGTTGCGCGTTTAGCAATTGGAACAAACGACCATGTATTAACGGCAGACTCAACTGCCGCAACAGGCATGAAGTGGGCAGCTGCTGGCGGCGGTGGCGGTAATTATTCATTATTAAACGCAGGTGGAACAGCGCTCTCAGGCTCAGGCACAGTTACCGTCTCAGGAATTAGCGGACAGGAAAAGTTAGTCGTTGTAGTTGCCGGCGCAAAAACTGGAACTGCCTACCAGCAAATGTTTTTTAGAATCAACACCGATACTGGAACAAATTATATTTATTCAGGTTTTACAGTAAACCAAAACTATTACGCACAAGGTTCTATCGCTGCAAATAGTTTTTATTTTGGACAAGGTGGCGCTGCTGGTTCCGATAATGTGGTTGGCACAATGTTTATAGACAGCGGCAAATCAACAGGATTTAAATATGTTGGAGTTTCTGGTGGCGGTGAATGGCAAGCGTCGCAGGTGCAAGGAATTTACAAAGGTTCAGCAGCAGTCACAAGTATTTCGGTAGTTAGCTCAAACAATTTTACAGCAGGAACAGTCTATGTTTATGGAAGCGCGGCATAATATGAAAATCACAGAACGCACACACAATGTTGAAACAGGCGAAATTGTGGACATTGAACGCGATGAAACCGCAGCCGAAAGAAAAGCGCGTTTAGAATCAGAAAAGATAAGCGCGGCGGCAGCCGAAGCAAAGGCAAAAGCCGATGCAGATAAGGCTGCTCTATTGGCTCGTCTTGGCTTAACCGAAGATGAACTAAAAACTATTCTCGGATAATGAAGCCGAAACTTTCAAAGTCACTAGTAGCGTTAAGAGAAGCCATTGACGATAGCTTCCCTAGTCGTTCTAGAGTTTCAGATGGGACGCTCGGTGACGCTAAGCACCAGAAGCGCGGTTCTAAGTCTGACCACAATCCAGATGCTCAAGGCTGGGTACGTGCCTTTGACTGTACAGCTAGACTTGATGACAATCCAGAAACCATGTCCGACTTGGTTAATCAGCTACGTCAAGTGGCAAAGCGAGACGGCAGACTTTCCTACATTATCTACCAAGGCAAAATCTGTTCACCCATCCTTAACTGGAAGTGGAGAAATTACAAGGGAGCATCACCGCATAACCACCACGCACACTTCTCTTTTAAAAAGAGTGCAGACATGGATACGCGGTCTTTTCACATAATCCCTATGCTAGGAGCAAATAATGACTAACCCATTTAAGTTATCACCTAAAGACATTGCTGCAATCAAATCTTATTTGAGAGCTTTACTTGCATCAGGTATCACAATGGGTATTGCTTTGCTCACAGACATGAAGCCTGAGTATGCAATTCTTATTGGCGCTTTAGCTGCGCCACTAGCTAAATGGGCAGACAAGACAGAAGCGGAATATGGGCGCGGCAGCAAATGAGCCCCCAAGATTGGGCGGCTGTTGTAGCTGTTGCTCTGACCGTTATTGGTTCATTTATTGGCTCGGTTCGCTGGTTAGTAAAGCATTTCCTATACGAGCTCAAGCCGAATTCCGGGAGCTCAATGAGGGACGAAATCAACGAGCTACGCGGCGTGGTGAACACAATTCTTAGACTTTTGGAGAAACAATAGTCTTAACAAAAGGGAGAGTGCATGACTACGCTTGCAGCAATCCAAGGTAATGGCTGGGCTGTTATAGGTTCTGACAGCTTGTCAACAGATGACAGCGGCAGACCTATCCAAATGGCTACACCAAAAATTGTACAAAACGGTTCTTACCTAATCGCTGGGGCTGGTTCTGTGCGTGGTTGTAACATTTTGCAATATGGCTGGACGCCACCAAAGCCGCGCGGTGACTTAGATAAATTTATGACCAAGACTTTCATACCAGCTATGCGCAAAGCTTTCTTAGAAGCTGGTTATGACATGAAGCAAGACAGCTCAGAAGCTCTCCATGACTCAGAGTTTCTAGTAATTGTTCATGGCGTTATCTATCCGATTTTTGAGGATTACAGCTGGGAGCGTTCAACAGAGCCTTACTACGTTTCAGGCTCAGGCGGTGGCTTTGCTCTTGGAGCTCTTAAAGCTTTAGACCCGGACATAAGCTCTGAGTGGTTAGCTAGACAATCTATTGAAAAAGCAATCCAAATAGCTATGAGCTGTGATACAGCTAGTGGCGGCTCAATCTATTTAGCAAGCCAAAAGGGGTACAAGTGAAACAGCGTTTTCTTTGCGTAAGTGACCTGCAAGTCCCATATCACTCAGAGGCAGCTGTCAAGTCTCTGATGGCTCTTGTTAAGCGAGAGAAATTTGACCGCGTGTTGGTGGTTGGTGATGAGCTAGATTTTCAGGCACAGTCCAAGTACGCCAAGGGGACACACCTTGAGTATGAAGGTCAATTAGATGCAGACCGCAAGACTTGCCAAAACATCCTTTGGGAGCTTGGCGGTGCGTGGGGTATTCCTATGGATATTACGCGTAGTAATCATACGGATAGGCTTTACCATACTTTGCTTAGAGGAGCGCCTAGCTTGATTGGACTACCAGAGCTTGACTATGCCAAGTTTATGGAGTTTGACACTATGGGCATACGCTTCCACAAAAAGCCTTTTGAGTTCTTGAAGGATTGGGTTTTGGTTCATGGAGATGAGGGCAGTCTTAATCAGAACCCCGGCGGTACCGCAATTGGTTTAGCTAAGAAATTTGGCAAAAGCGTTTTGTGTGGGCATACGCACAGGTTGGGGCTGCAAGCGTACTCAGAGGGCATAAGAGGCGATTACAGGACCATATGGGGCTTTGAAGTGGGAAACCTCATGGATAAGCGGAAGGCGTCTTATCTCAAAGCCGGGGCTGCCAATTGGCAGATGGGCTTTGGCATCATAGAAGTCAATGAAAAGAACGTTACAGCTATCCCTGTGCCTGTGAACAAAGACGGTTCTTTCACCATATACGGCAAAAGATACGGCTCATAAACGTTACCAAAACGTTACCAAAATTGACTTGACATAGCTTCTGGTTCTGGTTCACTTAGCTTAACCAATCAGAACGGGAGCTCTGAAATGCTTACACTTATCAAGTCAGACATGCAAGCTGTAGCACACAGCTACATACTTAAAGGCTGGCAGGTCATGCCAGTTATGCCAAATGACAAAGAACCGCATTTTGATTTAATCAAGCGTGGTCATCTAGACGCGACAAATGACACTACGGTTCTTGATTACTGGTTCAACAAAGACCCCAACATGAACATAGGCATTAACTGCCAAGCGTCTGGTTTAGTGGTCTTGGATATTGACTACCGCAATGGTGGCAAGTTTGAGAATTGGATGCTAGACACGTTCACAGTTGCAACGGGTGACGGTCTACATCTGTACTATCGGGCAGAAGTAGGAGCTACGTACCGGGGCAAATGTGGCGATGGGGTGGACATAAAGCATAAAGGCTTTGTTGTAGCTGCACCATCAGTACACAAAAACGGTAGAACCTATGAGGTAATACATAACGTAGAACCGCAAGTCATGAACAAAGAACTAAGGGAGATGATTACAAAATGAATAGCTATGACATATTACAAATAGTTGCTGTGTGTGCAGCTTTGATAGCTAGCTTTAACTGGGGCTATCAACTAGGACGTCAAGATGGCAAATTAGAAGGACGCAAAGCTGTTAGAAAGTTTTATGAGCAGGTGGGGAAGTGAGAGCTGATGACCTACTTAAAGAAGCCGCTGAAACAATTAGGGAACGTGGGCTCAAGTACGGCACACCAGCTGTCAATCACTTACGAATTAGTAAGTTATGGTCAGCTTACCTTGAACGAAGTATTGAACCCCATGAAGTCGCTATCTGTATGGCGCTCGTCAAAATCTCACGTATCCAAGAGTCATATCAACATGAGGACAGTTACCTTGACTGCGCAAGCTACGTCGCAATCGCTGGACAAATTGCTTCAACTGATTGGACAGACCTTGACAGTTACTAAAGCTGCTAGTGGCGTGTGGTGTGATTACTGCAAGCTACGCTGGGGTACTGAACGCCGGTTGATTAAAGATATTGGCACAGTCCCAAGGGATGCGTCTTATACCGTAATTAGCCAAAACCCAAAGTCTAAAGGTATTAACAGAAATTACTGTCGCAG